ATTGGTAAAAAATCATTAACACAAACAAGAAGGTTAAAACCTTTAAAGGGAAAGGTTCGTAAGAGAGTTGTGAGAAAAGCATCCGATTGGGAAAAGTATTACTCATCTAACGAATGGATAAAAGAGCAAGTAAAGGCTGGAAACGCCGGAGATTTTGAGAGAGAGATTATTCAGTTCTGCTTTTCCAAAAAATCATTAACTTATTGGGAAGTTTGGTGGCAATTCAAATTAGATGTTTTGATGGACCCGCAATCTATTAATGAAAATTTAATGGGAAAATTCTTTCGAAAGGATATATATTAATAAACAAACGTTATGACTTTAGATGAAATTTGTAAAAAGTACGGTATCTCAGATTCTTACTTAAACTCAAAAGATGATGCACATTCAATTGCTGCTGCATCACTTGTAGACCTCAAAGGTATGGTATTAAATAATACACCAAGAGAACAAATAGCTAATAAATTACAATTTTTAGCTGATTTCTTATATGATGTAAAGAATTCAACATTCGGATAATAATATTTGGTTATATCCCAAAAAATTTGTATATTTGTATAAGTTTTTGTGTATATAACCTAAAATATGCTATCCGGTAGGAACAAATTAAAAATAATCACTATATTAGACTCTGCATTGGGGGTTGGTTCATCCTTAAAGGGAAATGAGCAGGCACACCATTGTCCTTTTTGTAATCACCATAAGAAAAAATTACAAATTAACTTAGATACCCAAAGATGGCATTGTTGGGTATGTGATTCTAAAGGTTGTAAAAGATGTATATGGGGATGAGCCAGAATACGATACAAAAGAGGAATATGTAGCCAAATTACAATTACCTTCTGAATTCAAACAATTATATTTCTGTCCAAAGAGTATTAACCCAGCCTATAATCAGGCATTACACTATTTAAATAAAAGAGGTATCACCAAAGCTGACATCGTAAAGTATAACATCGGATATTGTGAAGATGGTCTTTATGGTGGTAGAGTTATCATTCCTTCTTATGATGATAATGGTGACCTTAATTACTTTGTAGCCCGCTCATTCTACGAAGATGAAAAGATGAAGTATAAGAACCCACCAATAAGCAGAGATGTTATTGTATTTGATGGTATGGTTAATTGGAACGAACCAATTACCTTAGTTGAAGGTGTGTTTGATTCATTCTCAGTCAAAAGAAATGTAATTCCATTATTGGGGAAATTCTTACTAAGCAAACTCAAAAATAAAATATTAGAAAAGGGTGTTAAGGATGTAACAATTATGTTAGATGCCGATGCTGTTGAAGATTCTACAAAGCATACTGATTGGTTTATGAAGAATGGTATTAAAGTTCGTAATATCATTCCAACTGATAAGGATGCTGGTGAGATGGGTTTTCAAAAAGTAAACGAACTACTAAAAGATGCCAAAGAGACAAGTTGGGAAGATTTGATGATGGCAAAATTAAATAATATATGAGTAAATTAAAAACAATTTATCACATTGCGGATATACACATCCGTAACATCAAAAGACACAAAGAGTTTAGAGAAGTATTCTACTCTATGTTTGAGGAGATTAATAAAAGAGGAACTGATGATGCTATTATTTACTTAGCTGGAGATATAGCTCATGCTAAATTGGAAATGAGCCCTGAATTGGTTAAGGAGATTAGTTGGTTATTAACTGAATGTTCTAATACATGCCCAACTATTATGATTGCTGGAAATCACGATTGTAATATGAACAATTCGGACAGATTAGATGTACTTACTCCAATTGTGGATGCATTAAAATTACCAAATCTACATTACCTAAGAGATACATCAATTTTTTCATATCAACAATGTCAGTTTGGTGTATTTTCAATATTTGATAATCAATCTAATTGGCCTAAAGCAGAAGATTTAAATGCAGAAGTTAAAATTGCATTATTTCACGGACCTGTTGATAACTCTACAACCGATGTGGGTTATGTAGTTAGTAGTAGACACTTCACAACTGATATATTTGATGGATACCATTTAGCTTTATTGGGTGATATTCACAAAAGACAAGAAATGATTTCACCTAAAGGATGTAAAGTAGTTTATGCTGGTTCATTAGTACAACAAAACTTCGGTGAGAGTTTAGATAAGCACGGATTTTTAGCTTGGGATTTGGAAACAATGACTTACGAAGAAATTGATTTACCAAACGATTATGGATATTACACTTTAGATGTTGATGGTGGAATTGTGCCGGATGTAACTGATATGCCCAAGTTCCCTCGTTTAAGAGTGAGAGTAACTAATACGGATACCGCAGATACTAAGAGAATGATGGCGGACATTACGG